TCAGGAACTTCATTTACCTCATTGACCCACTTAGGGAATGTAGGAATTTGATCCTGTACTTCTTGAATCGCTATTCTAATAGACTGAATATCTTCTTCGTAATATTTTGGTTCAGGCAGCTGCTCAATATTTTGATTTACTTGAGCAAGACGTTCTTCTAATACGTTGATCTGATCATCATAATATTTTATTTCTGGTATGTCTGCAGCGTTCTTTTCTATTACCTGCTTTACCAGATCAATCTGCTCACAGATAGCCTCTATCTCTGATTCATAGTATCTAACTTCAGGAACTTCAGGTATCTCTTCTCTTACCTGATTGATCTGCTCAGTTAGACTTTCTAATTCTTTATCGTAATACTTTATTTCTGGAATGTCTGGGATGTCCTTTCTGACATCGTTGATCAGACGAATTAATTCTGGAAATGCTGGAATTATATCTTCTACCTCTGCAAAAGTATTTCCTTCAGCATCCTCTATGGTTTGGACTGCCTCTTCTATTTCAATATAATCTTCAACAGAAGGTAATTCTGTATTTACTTCTTCTGTTATATAATCTTCAACTGACGGTAGAGTTTCTAAATCTACGATATATTCGTCAATAGAAGGCAATTCCTCTTTAGACATTTTATTAGTAACCTTGGTACTTTGGGATTTCTCTCCCACTAGATTATTTATTATCTAACATTGTTCACTTTTTAAACTTATTATCTTGCTCACTTTTTAAAATCTTAGCAAGCTCTGCCGTAGATCCCACAAACAATGCATTGGTAACATTTGTAGGACCCTTTGAAGATTCTTCTTTTACATCCTTTAGATCTTTCTGCAATTTCATCAATTTATCAGTGGCATCAGCAACATTTTTAATTAATTGTCCAGCAACTTCATATGCCCTAGGCATTTCACTTTCCTGTGCTAATTCTAAAATGCCATTAAGTGCCTCTTGTCCTTTTTCAATAATACTATAAAGATTGCCACGAGTATATTCATAATCTTTATTTACATCATCAACAGACTCTCTAACTTTTTCAATTTTCTTTTCAACAACCTCTGGTTGAATAACATCATTGCTGACGTTAAATTCATTATTTAATTCATCAAATTTTTTGTTAGTTGTCCAATCAGCCATTTCAATTAACTTATAGTACCATCAAATCCAAAATCATCACCCATTGGAATCAGATCATCATCATCATCGGTGATTGGGCGAACAGCAGCACCCTTAACATGATCTTCAATAGGTGTTCCATCTTTACCTCTTTCAACTGTAATTTTATTGCCACTTACAGATTTAACGAACAACTGCTCATTATCAATATCAATGTAAGTCTTAGCAGTAATTGTTGATCCATCATCAACTTCAAGAACTATGTCAGCAATAACGGCATCCGTTGCAAGGTTTGTAAGAACGTTACCAGTGTAGTTCTTAATCGCTCTAGGAGTAACTCTATATGTAAGATCTCTTTCTGTATTTGTAGTATCTGTTCCTGAAAGATAACTAATTCTGGAAGAACGAATAATATCTCTTGTAGCGTCTGATACTGGTCCAAACAGATATGTCTTTGCAGTAAATCTTAAAGTGTAGAGAAGCACTCTACGTGTTTTGTAGTCACCCTCATAATCATCCTGCATCGTTATGTTTTCCAGTACGATGGGGATATCTCTTTTTTCGTTTATAGATCCAACTAAGTTGACAGTAAGATTATATGCTGGTTGAAAATATGGAAGAATTTGTTCAACAATTTGTAGAGCATCATCATTTAACTTAGTCATGATGCTCATTTCAAATGCCATATTATATGGCACTGGCATATAGTTCTTTTTAGTGGTGCTCTCTGATGTCGGATCTTTAACGGTAAATTGCTGTGTGGTGGTTACCTTTCTGGTAGGATCATAAGTTAATCCAGTAAATTCAAATGACATTCTGGGCAGCGACATCGCTGTTGGTTTATTCAGATCTGCCACTTGCTCAAGTCTTGCTAAAAACTTTTGAGTGGGCCCATAAGCTAAGGGAACTTTAATAATACTTGTTGTATTATCTGAGGAATCTGTGTGTTGAATTTCAATACCATTAAAAAGAGTACCAAAAGAGATAATGGTCTTTCTCAATATTTCGTTATAAAAATACTCAAACATTTTTAGATACCTTGTATACTATATTTATGGTGTGCCAAATGGATTCTGTTCGGTAAAGTCAAGTATTGCATCTGCTTCTGTTTCAAAATTATCATTGTCAGAGAATCCATCATCAGCAGGAGTATCTCCAACAATTCTAATTATATTAGTTGCACCAGATGTTGAACCAGTGATTGTCTCTCCGACACGGAATACTCCGTCAATATCGTAGACATCAAGTTCAGTGGTTGCAGAGTTCCATTTTCTAACTTTTGCGGTGCTTCCAGAAGTTCCGCCTGTGATTGTTTCATTGAAACTAAAGTTACCAGTTCCAGCGATTCCTGGAGATCCGATAGTCATTGTTGGTGGTTCAGTGTAACCAAGACCTGCATTGGTTATATAAATTGCAGCGATTGTTCCTGCTGCGCTGACAATAACTGTGGCTGCTGCAGATACTGTAGAAACACCAGTAAACGTGACTGTTGGTGCTTCAGTCGAATATCCAGAACCACCTGATGTGATTGTTACAATGCCGATAGCACCCTCTGTACTGAGGAGAGAAGTACCTGCTGCACCTGATCCTGTCCCATCAGCATTATTAGTGAAGAACTGAATCTTAGGTGCAACAGTATATCCAGAACCTGGATTGATCAATGGTGCACTTTGAACAACCACTTGATTGCCTTCTGGACTTGCAGCACCAGTACAAACAACCATTCCACCAAGAGTAAGTGCTGTTGCAATACCAGTAACTCCACTAGATGGAGCAGAGGAAATCGCAACTCTTGGTGGAACTATGTAATTGGATCCTCTATTTGTAATGTCAATAAATCTTATCGCGCCATCTACTATTGTTGTTACAGCAGTAGCAGTTGCACCTGCACCAACAAGAGTAAGTTTTTGAATACCTACACCAGAGAATATTACATCTCCATCTGCACCTTCTATTCCCTCTAGAGTATCATCAATTTCATCAACACCAGTGTCAATAACTTCATCTTCAATACGGAAGAGTTCGCACCTTAATTCATAAACATAATTTTTTTGTAACTGATAAAAAGGTTTTTCGTGCTCTACGTATTTAATCTCAAACAAACGATCTCCGAGCGGAAAATAAATTAAATCTCCCTCTTTTGGTCTAGTTGATAATTTGATATTCTCTTCATTTTTTATCAAAGGAGAAATGTAAGTCTCAAATCTTTCCTTTGAAATAATTAAAGTTATTTCATTCGTTTGTTGTATTCCAAATTTTGAAAGAAGTGTTGGAGTATCTCCATATCCTTCAAAATTTTCTACATATGCCTCCATCGGATATGCATCATCAAACTTAGATTCAATTACCTCTCTTAAAATGGTGTTGGTTGTGACATACTTTCTTGGCATGAAGTGAACTTCCACTCCATACATTCTTAGCTGCTCATTAATTAAGTCTTGAACAAGACTTTGCTCTCCCCTAGAACCTTGTTGAAAAAACGGATTTAACATAGTTCTTATCCAATCATATCAAAAGGAGGAAGTTCATAAGTATTGGACATTTGCTCCCTGATAAGATCTAATTCCTTTTCTGCATCATCATATAATTGACGACCATTTAACTCTACTCCACCAGGCAATTTAACACCTTGGAACTTAATTAGATTCTGACCCCACTGCTTCTTCATTAATGCAGTAAGATATTTCTTTACAAAGAAATCATTATATACCCTTGAGTAATCATTAGGGTCTATGAGTCTATAACAGTCAAGAATTATATAATCATCCACTGAAACAGATTCCCAATCTATGTCCAAATATAAACGGTCTTGTCTCTGGTTAAATCTAATTTGCTTTTCTGTGGAAAGTGCAAAATCTAAGTCTTCCAAATAAGTTTTTGTCATGGCATACTGTAATATTTCGGTTGACCCAAAATAATACATATCATTTAAAAATAATTGATATTTAACACTGAACATATTGCTTGTAGCAGTGTTAGATCCATCAAATCTAAAAATTTTATTTATTCCGATGACTGCAGGAGGAATTTGCAAATAATTGCTATTCTCTTCAAATGAGAAAGTTACGGAGGAACCATCAATAGTTGACTCAGCAGTTGTTGTAACAATGCCTACAGGGTCATTACTGCCGCCTCTTGTTCTTCCCCTATCAATATCCCCTTGAGTAATTTTATATTTTAAAAACGTTTGTAGCACCCCATCATAGTGTCTCTCATGAAAATACTGCAGAGCATCATCAACCAGATCCTCTACCTGCTCATCAGCAATGTTGATCTCCAAGACAGGAGCACCTAACTGCCTTTTGCAATAGTTTATCAGTTCTGCCCTGGTAGATGGTTGTGCCATTTATTTACAAGTTTCCTATAAATTTATTTAGGGTGCGGAAGAAATACCTGGTTTCACAAGAATCATCCCATCAATAATTCTATAAACTGTTGCTCCAGAACTTACAAGAACATCATAAACATATCTTCCCTCTGTCAAGGAACGTGTATCTGTTGATCCAAGAGAAATATTGAATTTTCCTCCAGCCGCACTTGTAAATCCAACATTGAATGTCGCTGCCGCAACAGTAGTTGATCCTACAGAAACACTTTTGACCATTTGAGACGATCCAGTCCAACCAGTCGTCGTTCCAAGTCCAACAGCATTTGAACTAGAAAAATCAAACGCAGTGTTTGAAACATCAACTACATCAAAGTTTGCTTTAAACGTAGCTCCTGTGTTAAGGCTTAAATTTATAGACTTAGAAGTTCCTGAATCTGGATCAAAAGTGATATTATTACTGGCCATCTTGTATTCCTATAATTTGCATTGTTTCTTGCTGTTTATAATAAAGTTTGCAAAATGCTTTTGCAATATTACGGAGTTCTTCACAATCATTACAACTATCTATCTCTGCTGCGAGTTGAGTATATGCAAAACTTTTAGATAGGTTCTTGATTTCAATTTGATCAGGATTCATTTGATAACCTCCTTAGTAGCGATTTAATCTCATTAAGATCATCTTTCATACTGGATAACTCAGTTTCAAGATCTTTCACTTTTTGAGTTTCAGATTTTTTAACTTCTCTACGAGCAATATACTCGTCATATCCACTTTTGTTTGTATTGATGATTGCATTTGTTAGAGGATCTCTAACTAAATGAGAATGATCTTGTACCTTTATTTCTTTCATATCATGCTAAAGTTATAGTTCTCAATTCTTTGATTCTTGGAGCATATGCTTGATTTGTTGAGGTTCCAATTAACTTAATTCTGTATGCTTTAAATGATGGTAAATTATCAACGGTAAACTCATATTCTTTGAATGTCAAGTCATTAGATAAGAAACCTTCAGATGCATTTGATACAGGGACTAATCTATCGGAAGTTCCATCATTAAGAGAGGAATATCCAGGGAATGCTTCAAATATTGGTTCAAAGTTTTCCTCCTCACCAATAGAATAAAATGCTCTAATATCATTATATTGATTGATATGTGCAGATAATAGAATCTTGATGCTAGTTGCTGAAGTTTCTAAGATATTTTCTTTAGAAACATATTGGAAAGCATTTGGATCTTCATCTATTGAATTTACTCTATTGTCCTGAACATAATCTGTTATCGGTCTATCCACTCTATTAGAAACAAGAATAGCATTAATTCTTTGAGCGTCAATGATAGGACTCAGGCGAGGATCATCTGACAACAATGTAATTGACATATTGAAAGAACGATCCCCAGGCAAATTCTGTAAAACAGAATTATTTGTCTCGTTCACTCTAGAAGCAATGATTCTTGGAGATGACATATAATTTGTTGCATTCAAGGTAACATCTTCAGAACCAAGGTTTGTAAATGGAACAGGTGTTGATGTGCCAGACCCATCTCCAAGATTTGATCCAGAAGTTGTTCTAATTCTTGCTGTGAGATTAGTTCCAGGAACAGTCACATTTTGAACTGATGGAACAATCGCTTCAAATGGCATGTTTTGAGTTGCTCTAATTTCATATCCACCACCAGAGCTGGTATCATTAAAGTAGAGTCTTGGGAATCCACCTGTTCCAGAGGCACTTCTATCAACACCATTACTACTCATATCAACTTTAATTGTATATGAATCATACGTTATAGGATTAGAAATTGTAGAATCTGTTTCACTTAACAAGTGAGTTGTATTGATTCTTCTAAGAGAAACTCCACCAAGTTCATATTTGTATACTGGAGTTCCAACAAGGTAGTTTTTGGGATTTGTTCCTCTAGTAATTCCACCTATAACTCCAGTAGAGGTTTCTGTATATTCGATAATTTCATCACCTATTTGCAAGAATCCTTGAGTTGTTGTTCCAACTCCTACATTTTCAAACGTGCTAAAATTAGAACTATCAGCAACAAGAATGTTTGCAGTAGAATCAGAGTTATATGGGGAGGTCAGTTTTGTTGGTATAACATCACTCATTACATGGGAGAGTGTTACTCTATTGTTCTCATGATACATACCATGGTTTTTATGATTGACTGTTATGTGCAATCCATCTTGATTTGTGACTGTTCTAATTGATGTTGGTACAACACCACCGCCAGTGGTAGCATTTAACGTGGTTGAAACTCCAGATACATTAACAAACTTAATTGTGTTCGCTGCACCAACCACAAAGTCACCCTGAACGTTATCAAGAACTAACTCATTTGAACTTCCTATGGATACGATTGAGAATCTTGCATTTCTTCCAGAAACAACGCTTCCAAGAGAAGTTATACCAAGAACATCACCAACCAAGTATCCACTACCAGAGGCATTAATTGTGGCACCAATTGCAACACCATTGTTAACAGTGATGTCTGCAGTTAGATTTTGACCAGTTCCTGTGATACTGGTTAAAGCGACTCCCGTAAATGTAAGTTGTCCAGATGCTGGTGTATAACCAATACCAGCGTTGATAATGGTTAAATCTCCAGTAGCAGATCCTGCAGCACCAACAAAGTTGCCTGTTGCATTCGAACCCTCTTGAGAAACAACATTTCCTATTTCTAAGGTAGAAGCACCATGTGTTGTGAGAGTTGCTCCTAACGCAACTCTAATTTTCTTAGAGTTATATTTGACTGAATCTGCTTGAAGTACAGGGATTTGTCCGTTACCCTCACCCAAAATTGGATTGTAAACTTCTAAAGAACCAGTCTGTTCAAACTCAGCACGACGAATTGTGAACTTAAGATCTTCCCATTGACTTGGTTCCCAAGTAGAAGCATTTTGTGACTTGAACAAGGATCCAAGATATGGTTGGTTTGAAATAAATTCGTCAGTTACAAGATCAGATTCTCCAACTCTAGAAATAAACACTCTATACTTGGTTGACCAAGATGCAAGGGTAATTGCATATTCTCCACCAGCTTCAAGGTATACTGGTGCTTTAAAATTAAATGTGGTTGGGACTGTGCCATCCTGAGAAACGTTAATTTCATCTGGATCTTTAATAATTTCAGAGAAAGGTAAAATCTTCTGAGTTGGAACACCATTTTGCATGGTGCGGATTTGGAATGTCATTGGAATATCCAAATCATCTTTTGTCTGGAAGAAAACATCACAACTTGTGATAAACACTCCAGTTTCATCAAGAACTTGGAAAGATTGTGCTAATGGATCATACCATTGAATAACAGTTTGAACTCTAGTGACAGAATCAATAACATTACTAGATCTACTTGAACCAATAAGTTGTCGTGCAGACCTACTCTCAGACTCTTGTCTAATTTGAATTTCTGCATTTCTAACAGAAATAATTTGCTCTTGAACTGTTTCTAAAGTTCCATTTGATGCATAATTTTGTTCACCGATTGTCGATGCAACATTCTGATTATTATCAACATCATCAATCAAGGTGAAAGTCTTAGTTCCAGTTTCAAATTTAGGATTACCTGCAATATTTGGATTTGGAATATAAAAACTACCGATTAAGGTTGATCCTAAATCAGAAATAAGTCTCAAATCAGAGATTGTTGCTTGTGCTCCACTTGTTTGACCTACAAGAATCATATCTTTAGCAACATATCCATAATAATCTCCCTGAGCCTGTAAAGAGAGTGCATATGTGTCAACATTCAAAACTGTTGACGTGGATGAATATGTTTCTGGTAAAACATTTCCTTGACCAGGAACTTGAACCTGACCAGGAGTTCCTAAGAATGTTTCAACCTCAGTCGGAGAAACTTGAGAAAGATACGGATTGTTTCTAAAGATTTGAGTAGGAGAATTGAATGGACCCTCTCTATGATTTGCTGCTGCAACTCTAAATTGAATCTTAGGAGATGCTATATCTGGATTTCCAGTTCCAGTTGTTCTCATTCTTCCAACTACAGTTTCTCCAACCTGGAAAGTTCCAGAAAGCATTGCAATTTCTAATAGTTTTGGTACACAATACTTACTTACATCTTTTCCATCAAAGAATGGATAAACTCTTGTTAGAGGTCTTACTTTCTTACCAAAGAATTGAACGTTTCTAGAGCGCATTATAGAGATGATATCTCTACTTATAACTCTGTCACCCATTGATTCTCTGTCAAATCTTTCAGTAATAACAGTCCTTTGACCAGTCCTATTATCTGTACCAGTTCTAAATGTTTCGGTTATAGTATCATGGAACGTGGTAGTTGTTCTGGCGTTAGTCCAACTACGTGTGCGAGCGCGGCCGCCAGGACCTTGTATACGAATAGTTCCACCACTTACAGTTCTACGTCCACCACCACCGCCACGGGTTACCTGTCTTGTCCCTCCATCTCTCTGTGTGGTTTCTTGACCAGTCCATGATGTTTGCCAAGAATTCCATTGAATAGGGAAGAATCCAGTTTGAGGATCTGGTTCTACACCAAATCTTCTCGTTGCCTTCTCCATTTCTTCAGCATAATTACCTTCAACCTCTACAATCTTTGCTTTGATTCTGGCAGTGTCAACCCAAGTATCAGATGCTGGTGTTAGATCGATAGATGCTTGCCAGAAACTAATTAAAAATGGAGTTATACTTTCTGTTCTTGTTGCAAAGTTTTGCTTTAACCACTCAACTTCTGTATAATCAAGAGTAATTACATCACCGGAACGTTTAATGTTGTTTCCCTCTGGAGTGGTGAACCCAAGGTCAGTTTGTGATGTTACCCCTTCTACTGGTTCAATGGATAAATCTAAAGCATTTGTAAAATGCCTTGGACGTAATTCTCTATTTGCAATATCAATAGAATTATTAGTTGGAATACTATTTTCTTGAGTTAATAGGGTTGTGAAATCATCAACAAAGAAACCAGATTTGAAACGATTTAATCCTTCAGAGTCTGATATAAACAAAGTTTCTGTATTAAGTTCTAAAAGAGATAATGTAGTATAATATTCTAAATTTCTAATTCTATCTTCAAGTTGTTTGATATCAGACATTCGATATCTCTTATGATCCAAGAATGATATCACTGCACCCTCTGGATCAAAAAGATATGGTTCTAATTTTACAGTTGCAAGTTCTAGTGCATCATCAATAGGAACTGGTTTTTCATAATTCTCCGATGGAGTCCCTTGTTGGACTTGAAATCTTCCATCTTTTGAAATAAAGATCCTATCAAGTCTTCCTAAGTAGAATGAAAAATCTACATTTATTGATTCATCGGATGCTAAAATGTTAGCCGCAGAATTTCCATCACCATTAAATGATCTACCTAAAAACTCCAGTGGAGATCTGGCGTCAGCAGATACAGTGGAGTCACTAACTCTTGGTCTAATATCAATTATATCTGTATTTCTTTCACCATTAATAGTTTGAACGTCCAATTCATAATCAAAAGAATTATATGAATTTCTGGTGGTTATATCACCATCATCAGTAGAGTCATAGTAAGCATTAGTAAAGTAAATTTTTAATTGTCTTACTGGTTCTTTCTCTCCATCATTTCTAATTAAGAAACCTGGTCCATAGAATGACGAATTCTGACCAGTGCTAAACTTATATCGTTTTCCTATTGCTACACTCGGAGTTTCTAAAGTTGTCAAAACTGCAGTGACGTTTGACTCTGCAAAAGAGATGGTTTCTCCCTCTACAAAGTTTATATCATTTCTAGGGACGTATGAGATTTGAGTGTCACTTAATCTTTCGGTGTATAAAGCCCTTGCACCAGAAGATTGTCCAACAATAAATTCACCAATAATTAAATCTGTAGTT